TCAATCTTCGAGAGGTCGCTGTTGGTGAGGCGGTCTATATGGATGAGGGCAACGAGCAGATGAAGGACGTGTGGGGCAACGAGGCGATACTGGCCTACGTCCCTGAGCAAGTGACCTCACGCCGCGCGCCGTCATTCGGCTACACCTACACGCTCGAAGAGCATCCCATGGTTGAGGAGACCTACTTCGAGCGCAACGCTAAGTCCTGGATCTATCCGGTCACCTACGAACGGATGCCGGTTTTGTCCGGTATCGATTCAGGCTTCCTGATTCAGGATCTGGTAGCGGCTGGCTAACGCCTGAGGAGTGACGTTATGGCAAAGCAAGTTATACAGGCGCTGGATCGGTTGGAGTTGGCGGAGTTCAGAAAGCTTTCGGAGCGTGATCTTCGCCACCTCGCCCTGCTGTGTGCACATGGCCGCCAGCAGGCTGAGGCGGAGCTGGCCAGGCGCCGGCCCTCTTTCGGCGAGCGCCGCCGGAGGCGTGATCGTGATGTGGTGAGCTTTGCAGGCGAGCGGAGTCAAGACGCGGTGAGCTTCGCGATGGACCTTCAATCACGACCAGCCAGGTGTCGATAATCAGAGGTGACCATGAATAAAAGAGAGCCTGTTGTTCTCCAGATTGGCAGCCAGCGCCACCAGGGCTGGCAGGAAGTCCGCATTCGCCTGTCCCTGGAACAAATCGCCGACAGCTTCGAGCTGACCCTGACGGAACGCTGGGCTGAACAGGGCGTGTCACGCCCGATAACGCCCGGCGAGGCTTGCACCGTGAGCGTGGGCGATGAGTTGGTGGTAACTGGCTACCTGGACGAGGTTTTGCCGGACTACGACGCAACGAGTCACACCATCGCCGCCAGCGGTCGCAGCAAGGCGGCGGACTTGATCGACTGTAGTGCGGTGCTCAAGCCGTTTAACGGACAAACCCTGGTGAAGATCGCGAACGCGCTTACCGCGCCTTATGACATTGAGGTGATTGACAGGGCCGGAGCCGATAAGCCCTTTCGGGAGTTCGCTATTGAGGAGGGGCAGCCTATTGCCGAGGCGCTGGAGCGTGCCGCACAGATTCGAGGAGCCCGCATCGTAAGTGATGCGCAAGGTCGCCTGGTGATCGTGCATGCCGTACAGCGCGAGATCCAAACGCCGCTGGATCTGGGCCGGAACATCCGCAAGGGGTCCGGAGCGTTCAGTGATCGGGACCGGTTTCACACCTACATCGTTCAGGGCCAGCTGCCAGGCACCGACGACTACTACGGGGAAGATGCGGCAGGGCCCATGGCCGAAGCCAGGGATCCTCGAATCCGGTCTCCTCGAAGCACGCTGATCGTGTGCGATACCCCAGCAGATGCCGCCGATTGCAAGGCGCGGGCAGAGCTGGAGGCCCGGATGCGGTGGGCCAAAGGACGGGGCGTGACCTACACGGTCGGCACCTGGCGGCATGAACAGGGCGTTTGGCGACCGGGGGACCTGGTGCACGTGCGTGATGCGTATTTGGGGCTGGACGACCAGATGCTGATCAGCGACGTGCAGCTAATCGAGAGCAGCCAGGGACGCACCGCTGAGCTGCGTGTATCGCCGCCGGCAGCCTTTGAGCCAGTACCGATCGCTGAGCCTCAAGCCGACAGCAGCAATGGAGTATTGGGTTGGGTGCCCTCGATAAAGGCCCCCACAAACAACTAATGAGGAGTGAGTAATGGAAGGCACTAACAACACCGCGAGCATTGATGAAGTTGGGAGCAGAGAGCGCGTCGAGCATACAGCCGACAGCGTGATCGTGAAGCTGCATGAGCCGATTACCTTTGTTGTCAGCAATGCCGAGGGAGAGCGTACGGTTGAGACGCTGACGTTCCCACGGAAGGTCAAAGGGAAGCACTTGCTGGCAACCGATCAAGCCGAGGGTGAGATGGGTAAGAGCCTGGCGCTGCTTGCAAAGCTCGCGGGTATCCCTCGCCTGGCTGCGCACGAGCTGGATGGACGAGATATTGACCTTTGCATGGAAGCCATTGAGCCATTCCTACCTGGTCATCGGGTGATGGGTGATCGATAAAGTAAGCGCAGGCTGAGGGGAAAGGCTATGAGCAACATGGTTACAAGCGTTGTCATGGAGCTGGTGGACCGGGTGAGCGGCCCGGCTCGACGGCTTCAGCAGTCTCTTTCGGGGATTTCACGGCGGGCGGGCCTTGACCGTCTGACTTCCTCGGCACGTCGCCTCAGCACCTCGATGAGAGGGGTGATCGAGCAGGCGCGTGGTTTGACTCAGCGACTGGCCATCATCGGTGGTGCCGCTGCGGGTGCAGTTTGGGGCATGGAGAGGCTGGTGTCCGGGGTCACGGATGCAGGGACGGCGGTTTTGGAAAGCTCTGAGCGGCTGAGCGTCGGTACTACTTGGCTTCAGGAGTGGCAGAGCGTCGGTCGACAATTTGGGGTTCAAAACGAGGCGTTGGCCGATGGATTGAAAGAGCTGTCTATGCGGGCCGATGAGTTCGTTGTCACGGCGGGCGGACCGGCTGCGGATGCGTTCAAGCGCTTGGGGATCGGCATGGATGACCTGCGCAAAACCGAGGGGCGCACCGAGGCCGTGTTCGACCTGGTGCGAGGTAAGCTTTCAGAGGTGCAAAACGCTGCCGAGCGGCAGCGTATAATGGATGAGGTATTTGGGGGCCAGGGCGGTGAACAGATGGTGGAAATGCTCCAGGCCAGCCGCGAAGAGATCGAACGGATGATGGAAGCGGCGCATGAACGTGGTGCCATCCTGAGCCCGGAGGAGATCGAGAGCAGCCGCCAGTATACGCGGCAGATGGGTGACTTCCGGCAGGTGTTGTTTGGCATCCAGACTCAGGTGGTCGGGCAGCTTCTGCCAGGCATTACCAAGTGGATCAAAAGTACCGGAGTGCTCGCACAAGAAAATCGCAAGGCTATCGGGGTTGAGATCGTCTCGGGCCTGAAAGCGTTCTGGCGAGGTCTGGAGCGCATCGGGCAGGCGGCTGGATTCGCTGCCGGAGCTGTCGGAGGGTTTGGTAACCTGGCCGCGATTGTTGCTGGGGTGCTGGCGAGCAAGCTCGTGGTATCTGTCATCCGAGCGGGCATTTCGGTTGTCCAGTTTGGTCGAGACGTGGCGCGTGTTGCTCTCAAGGTGCTTCCTCGATTCGTTGTAGCGCTTGCCAAAGCTTCTCTGGGGCTGGTGCGACTGACCACCCGAGCGGTTGCAGGCGCGGTTATCGGCTTGGCTGGATTAGCGCGCGGGATGATGGGCTTGGCAGCGAGGGCTATTCCTGCGGCGATTGCCGGTATTCGCGCCCTGTCTCTCGCCCTCCTAACCACTCCGGTTGGCTGGATTATTACCGGCGTGGCGGCTGTGGCCGGCGCTGTGTACGCAATCTACAAGAACTGGGGGACTGTCGGTCCGTGGTTTCGGAGCATGTGGGCAAAAGTCGCTGGTTTCTTCCAGCAGGGCATCGGCGAGATTGCCAAGGACTTGTTGTCTTTCAGTCCGGCAGCGTTGCTATTGAAGGGCATCGACGCCGTGTTCGAGATGTTCGGCGCTCGCCCCCTGACCGAGATTGGTAAGGAGTGGATTGGCGGTCTGTGGGGTGGCATCTCGGATCAATGGACGCAGCTGACCAGTTGGCTTTCACAGAAGATGACTGAGTTGACTGGTTGGCTGCCTGATTGGGCTACGGATCGGCTGGGCTTGGGTGGCATGGCCGCACCGCAAGCCAGCGGCGCGCCTGTAGCCGAGGGGCGACCTTCGGCCATGCCTGCCCCGGCACGCGCAGATGTGGGCGGGGAGCTACGTATCGTTGTGGATTCGGAGGGTCGCCCCCGTGTCTCAGAGATGCGGCGAAATGGGGGCATGGACTTCGACGTTGAAAGCGGTGTCTTGGGGGTGGCACCGTAACCAGAATTTAGGTGGCGGTTACAGCGTATTTAAAGCCCTTGTAACCGCCCTCTGAGCAAGAGCGCAAGCCGGGCCAGAACCTCCCGACCCGGTTCAAAACTGGAATACCTATCCCATCTAGTGAAAAATACGAAAATCGTATTATCGTGCGCCAAGGGCGTGAATTATCTTGCGGCGCTACACGCAGCCGAAACGGATTTAATTCAACTAGAGCGCGCCCGCAGTGCGCTGGCAGATATTGTGCCGACCTACATCAACAGCAAAGTGGTGAAGATCCGCAGCAACAACGCCGACCGCGCCCAGGGTACGGCTGGCTTCCGGTGGCCGGCGATTTTCAACCCAGTTGTCCAAATGATTACGTTTAGGCAGCCAATTTATTGCGTTCAATTTCCTGTAGTTTGCCAGGGTTGAGCGATACCGGTCCGGTCACTTCCCAGTTCCGGGTTTTACCAGACCAGCGCCGTGGATTTAGGCGCTTTGCTCTTTCATAAACCGTTTTCCGATGCGCCAGGCGTTCGTGATCAACACCACGATGCCGGTCTGCCGGCGTCACGAACTGGATGCCGCTGTGCAAGTGCCGCTCGTTGTAGGCGTATTCGAACGCCAGCATCCAGTCGCGTACTGCCGTGAGCGACTTAAAGCCCTTTGAGGGCCACTTCGGGCAGTATTTGACGGTCCGGAACAACGACTCCGAGTATGGGTTGTCGTTGCTGACTCTCGGCCGGCTGTGCGACATCAACATGCCAAGGTCTGCCAGCCGGGCCCTGAGCGTGTAGGACGTCATCGGTGCTCCGTTGTCGGAGTGCAGCACTGGCGGATTATGCCAGCAGCCCTCTCGCAGCAGTGC